TAAAGTAAATCGCTGCCAAGTGGTAGTTAAAGTCACATTGTTACCTGTTATTGAGTTTTGACCTGTAAATCCTGCGCCCTGTTGATTTTGATCTGTACCAGTACCATTTAACAACCCCGCATTTATTACTGATGCAGCAGAAGAAAAATTAGCACCTGCTCTTGCATAAAAAGACATTGTGACAGCCTTGCCAGCAAAAGGTATTGAGTTAATAGTTTCTATTGATTGAGACAAAATAACCAAACTTGTATTTGTCCCACCTGAATCTCTTTGCACTCTTGCACAGTATTGGATGTTTGGTAGATTAGTGGTATCACTTGTTGTTTGGCGTGAAACTGTACGACCAGATACTGTCATATTTGCATACCAACGGTCTGCCGTATATCCAGCGGTTGTGCTAACAGATGTCCCGCGTTGCCAAATGTCCATACCACCATTTATGATTGGATTAACTAGCGCATTTTGTGGGTTATAGCGCAAGCCTGTTGAGGCGGAACTATCTGCTACGAGTGTCTCGCCATTATTGCCTACTGCAAGGCGATTGACTGTGTCGGCAGCTGTGCCTGCAATAAGGTCACCTTTAGCATCAACGACAGTTTTTGCAACCATTGTGCCCATTGTTGTGTCGATTGCATTGCCTAATGTGCGAATCGCTAACGCGCCATTTTTTACTAGATCCGTATTGTCTGGCTCTGGCCAGCTATAGATCGGTGATGTTGCCATTTAAGATAGTACTCCTGTCGCGTTGTTCCAGATAAGTGTAGCATTTACACCCGTCCAGATGATGTCAGCTGGTAATACTGTGTCCCATTGTGTCGTTGATAGTGAAAACTCTGTAGCTGTGATGTAAAGGGTCATGTCCACATAAGTAGGGGTAGCGTTAACTGCCACATTCTCAACAAAACCCTCAAAGGTTCCCGCTAGTAAATTGCTAGGCAGATTGTTAATAAGCACAGGCATGCCAAAGAACACGCCAATTAGATTGTCAAGCATCCCACTCGGCATGTCTGGATTATCTAGGCGAAAAGTAATGGCTCCTAGTGAGCCTTTAGGGGTAGATCTAAGTCTCAACTCCCTAGTGGTGATATCAGTGATGTCAACAAGGCTTTTGATGTTTGAGTCGCTGGACTTCTCAAAGAGCCCGTAAGAGGCTATAGAGTCGCTATTAGAATCACTGTAGGTTGAGCCATAGCCTGTGGCGTAACGATAAATTAGGCTGTTACGGATACGGGCTATCTGAGTCTGTGAAGTAATGGATCTAGGGCTTGCATAAGCCCCGTCCAAAGCTGTGTAGCCATTAGCGGCAAGATAGTTAGAGCGGTGATCTGCATCGTCATAATTGACATTGCCGTAGCGATCCTCGTAGATCTGACCTAATGCGCTAGTTGCTATCTGATCCACAAGGCTCTGAGACTTTTCTGTGGCACTAGCTGCTAATGCAATCATTGTGTAGAAGCCTGTGTCGATTGTTCCGATGTAGGACTCGGCATCTGCCCATGTCACTGTTGCAGGATAGGTATCCCATGTGACTGTTGGGGTAACTTCTGCCCATGAGAGGTTAAGGGCTGCACCTAAGATCGCTGCGATCTGTGCGCCATCTAAGCCCTCTGCCAGAGCTGTGTTATAGACCGCCTTGGTTAGTTTAGCCAGTGAGCCAATACCAAGGATTGTGCCAGTAGTAATGTAGCCAGACTCCTCAGGGCTTCGGACTCCGATTGAGAAGTCTGATACTTCCCCGCCAAAGACAGTGATGTAAGTACCGCTAGAGTTCTTTAGTTCTAGCAAAATTGACTCTGTTACATTGATTGTGAACTCTGCCCCAGTAGTGTTAATAATCTCTACTCGGCAGTAACCTGCTGTAGGCTGGCGATCAATATCTAAACGACCAGATGCGAAAGACACAGCAGTGACAGTCGTATAGACATCATCTCCTACTGTGATTCGCCACTCTGGTAGCCATGTCATGGTATTGCGTAGGCTCCTCTAAGAGTGCCTCGCTGTGCTGCATTGACTAGGACCTGATCAATAGCCTCTGCAATAGCGTTAGGGTCTCCTACGCCTGTGTTGACTGTAATATTTACTGGAGCACTAGAAGCTGTCGATTGAGTAGGCAAACCGCTTGGAAACATCGTGTTAAATTGGAAGTTAGCCAAATCCTCAAAGTATTGAAGTTCTGTATTGCTAAAGCCCTTTGATGCGCTACTCGGTAAAAACCCTGATCCCATTGGTCTAGGTTGTAGGCTTGCTGGCATTACAGGTGCACTTAGGCTTGATGTAGCCGTTACTGGTGCACCCTTGATAACTCCAAGCAATCGAATAGCCTCATTAAGGTTATCTAGGTTGATTAAGTCCTTAGGAGCAATTGAGTTGAGGATTGACTTGATATCTGCCAGTTTAAGTGCTTGACCAGTTAAGGCTCCAAGGATGCCTAGATCTGCATTGAGTTTGTTAGTTGCATTAGTTATTGCCTTGACATCGCCAGATGCAATTGCATCTTCTAGGGCTAGGATGCTCTGCTTAACTCGTAAGCGAGCAAGGTCATTAGTAATCTGTAGGAGCTGTGCTTGGCTAGTTACCTTGCCTAGTTGCTCGGCTTGACTTATCTCAGCTGCTTTGAGTTGAATCTTTTCTATGTCAAAGACATCTGATCCCTTGTCTAGGGCAAGGTTAGCCTTAGCCACAACACCCTTTAACTTATCGGCTGCGACTTGCTTATTCTTTAATGCTAGAAGTTCCTTATTGCGTTTGACTGCTGCTGCTTCTAATTTAGCCAAGGATGCTTGCTGCTGAACCTGTGTAAGGGTGAGCTTGTTTTCTTCCTTCTTGGCTGGCGCTAAATTAGTACCTGTCTGCTTGCCTGCAAAGCCGAAGAAGATCTGGCTAGGTAAGTTTTTTAGATTCTTAATCAGGTTAGGAATTGCACCTATTGTCGCACCCGTTGCCACAGTAATCTTGGCAATAGCAGTTGCAATAGTCTCAATGGCAGTAGCGGCATCACTAGCTTCTGTGCCACCACCGATTTTAGCAAAAGCATCGACCAGACCGCCACCAATAATTTCAGCTGCATTGCCTGTTGCAATGCTCAATACTTCCATTTGGTAAGAAGTAGAACCTAAGTAATCCTCGGCTGCTCCAGCGGATCGACCAAGAAGGACACCAAGAATGTCAGAAAATGATTTAGTCTGGAGTTCTGCCCTAGTAAGTCCTGTGTTGTATTTAGCAAGTCCTCTAGTTTGTCCCACATAACCTTTAGCAAGGTCTGACGAGACTGTAGCAAGATCAATGCCAGATGCTCGGCTGATCTGAATTGCATTGTTAAGTAATTCCTGAGACTTAGTAAGGCTGCCGGTAGTGGTCAACAATGACTGGAAGGCTGGACGAAGTACATCATCTGCAATGGCTGCTGACTTTTCTAAGTTACCGATGTAGTCTGCAATTTGAGGGTTAGCAAAGCCAATGCCTAGGTTTTCCACAACTGTTGTTAATCGTCTAGCTGCCGCTTCATCTGCTGCAAAGGCTTTAACAGAAGCCTTGCCGTAAGCGATAATTGCAGAAGTACCATAGGCAAGACCTACAGCACCAGCTAACTTCTTAACATTGCTAGTAAGTTTTTGTGTAGCTGTGTCGGCTTGCTTGAAAGCCTTTTTACCAGTGAATTCAGCGGCAATATCAATCTTTACATCTGCTGCCATTTAGCGACCTCCTACTGACAAACCACTGCCGCTGCCTTTGGCAACAACTTTCTCAAAATTAGTTTTAGAGTTTTCTATAGCCTTAATTACCGCTGCTGTGGCTCTGCCTTGATCTTCTGCAAAAGCCCTAAAGATTGCGCGACCCTTCATCTTTTGACTCGAGCGACCCACTGCGCCTTCTTTACGAACATAAGCATTAACGATCTGGCCACTCATTGCATTTATAAACTGTTGTCCAGCGTAAGGGTTATTGCTAAGGGATTGCCCCTTGCTTCCAGAGCGAATTGTCTTGCCAAAGTTAGGATTAGTAGGAGCTACAACTTTTGCCAATGGTGCTTGTGGTCTGCCTTGTGGATTCTTACGACCAGCAGTTTCATAGATTGCACCTGATACGGAAGCATTTTGGATTCTGACTAATGATCTAAACCCACTGCGATTAACTTTAGAAGGTGTCGTTTTGTATCCAATGCCGCGCTTAGCCTCAGAAGATGACCACACACGATTTGACCAAGCACCCTTTTGATTGCTATTAGCCCAGCCACTTAAAGGAGCAGTTGAAGGAATAAATCCTTTTGCCTTAGCAGTAATAGGCTTTAAGATTAGGCCCAGCTCTTTTTGTGTCTCTTTAGCAAGCTCTGGAGTAAATGCTTTTAGAGCCTTACGAAGTTCAATGCCGCCCTTTACGCTTGCTGGCATCGCTAACCTCCTTGGCTTCATCTTTGAGACCTTGCACAAGTGCATCTAACATGGTCTTATCTAGTTCTAATAACTGCTGTGGCGCGATCCCCAATCTAATGCTTAGCCTAGCAATTAGATAGGTGAATGGTTGATCGCGCTTTAAGCTAAAGGGTCTGAGTCAAGCACCTCAACACTTTTTAGTGTCTCGATAAACTCAATCCCAAATGGCTTAACAGTTTCACCTGACCTGCGAGTGACTTCCCATGCCAACCAATAAACATCCGATTGCTTTTCCTCATCGCGAAAAGCTTTGTGGAAACCCTTTTTAGCGTACTGCTCAAATGAGTACTCCACTGCTGGAGTGATCTCGCCTTCTAATACGCTTCCATCTGTACGAACGATCTTTAGTCTTGCCATGATTAGCCCCTTAATTTAGTTGTTTAGAATGTGCCTGAAGTTGCTACTGCAACTGTTGAGTTACATGTGAATGTAATTGACTGTGTGCCAATATCGCCTACAGCACCATTGATGTCTGTGGTGTTATTGACAAGGATTGAAACAGTATAGAGAGGGTTAGTCGCTGAAACTGCTGTTCCCTTTGTCTGTAGGAATACTGCTGTAACTGTTGTTCCCCATGCAGCTTGTAGTGTTGCCAATACATTTGTTGCTGCTGTGTCATTCAAAAAATCGATAGTTACAGTAGAAGATTCCAAACCTTTTACAAATTTGTGAGAGGTATCGCCCATTGCACTTACCTCAAGCTCATCAAATGTGCGGTTGATTGTTACTGCTGTTACATGGTCAGAAAGATCAACAGAGTTAATCTTAACGCCTACATTGTTATTTAGAAATACAGCCATTAGGATTATTCCTCGTCTTTCTTAGTAGATGCTGGCTTTGGTGTTGGTGTGCTAACCTGCCCGATTTTCTTCAGGAAGGCTTCGTTCTCTAGTTCCCACTCGGACATGCTTAACTCCAACTCGATAGGATATTGACGGACATCTCACAGCTGAGTAGGTCACCCGATGCAGCGTTGAGAATACTAGGTGCGCTTATTGCGCTTACATTATAGACCAGAGATGATGCGTTTAGTTTTGTGAACACGCCTACCACTGCATCTTCTATGCCATTTAGATTGCCCTCATTATCGAACAAGGGCACTGTGATAATAATCTTAAAGTTAGCCATAGGACTAATAGTGATGTGCTGGTTATTGTTAGGTGTTAAATAAGGATCATCTGGAGACACAATGACAGAGTTTGCTAAAACTGTTGCAGGTGGGAAAGCAAAAGTCTGCCACTTTGTATTATCGACTAGAGCAGTCGCTAAAGTGGTACGAAGTGTCGTTATGGCTACTGGTGGCATTAGCCCACCATTGAATTAGGGCTTAGCGCGTGGGCAATCAATCCTCGCACCTTAGCGAGAAGCTGTGCGCTCATTCGGTAAGGGCTTGGCTGGAAATCGACAGCGTTGGAGCCAGAAAGGGTGGCCGTCCTCGCCTGCCATATTTCAACAGATATCATAAGAGCTGCGTTTTGTATTGCTGTGTCAGTTGAATAATCCGTTGTTCCAAAAGCAACAGTTCCAAAAGGTTGGATAGAGTGCTTGCCTTGATCTGCGCCTGTAGCTGCGTATTCAATAGAATAATTATTTACACCTGTAATAGTTTTTGTGCCATTGTACGGACTGCCATTTTTAGTAATAGTTACGCTTTGCCCTACATAATAATAATTAATAACTTCTGTTTCAAAATAAAGTGTTGCCACATTGTTCGCTAAACTTTGATGCGTATTGTAAAGCTCATTCTGCCATAACATTGGCAATAACACTACATCTGTAGCATCGCAGACTTCTTGTAAAGTGGCATCTGAATACAGCGTACCGACTCCGAGAGTGCTACGGAGTTCTGCGACTGTTGTGAGTGCCATCTTATTCCTTTCCAAAGACTCTAGGGAGTCAGAGGGCTACTGACCCCCTAGAGCGACTTAGTGTGTTGCTATCAGGTTAGGTTAAACCAGTTTGCGCCTGCTGCAAGTTTTGTAGCAAGTGCTCCCTGACCGAACAGTAGAATGTCCACAGTTCCGTCTGAGTTGATGTTTGTGCGTAGCTGCTGACGAGCAGACTCGTACCATGTGTACGCATCTGGGTTAATTACAACCATTGAGTAATCTGCTGTTCCAACTCCGCCGGTTCCCTTCATCAAACGAGACACTCGAAGGTCAAGACCTGCAACTGATCCGCGAATACTCAGAGGAGAAATTGCTCCGCCAGCATTTTGAGGATTAGCAGCAATGTAGATTGGGCGACCATTATCGTTGTAACTCATGATGTTAGCCCATTGTTCTGGTGTAACTACAATGTTACGACCAAAGCCAAGTGATGCAGAATAAACTGCTGCTGCCGCACTTGATACATACTTAAGCAAGCCATCGGCTGAGTTAGCCTGTGCTGTTGCGTTAAGAGTACCTGCGCCCTGAATTGCTGTTGTTACAAATTCTTCAGTGTCTTTTGCGTAAGCAAATTCCATCTGTACTAAAAGTTCGTCTAGGAATGTTGGTGATGAATTTGTTAGCAATTCTAGAGTAGTGATTGCACGACCCTTGAAAGACTTCTTTGTTACTGTGATGTAAGATGCTTCTAGTTGTGACTCTGTTACTGCACCATTCTCATCAATCTGATCTACGATTGGTACTTCTGTAACCTTAGGCAGCTCAAATGTTTTTCCAAATTCTGGCATTGTTCCAGAAGAAATTGAATCAATAAGTGGACGATCTGCATTAGCCAAGAAGTTAAGAAGTTGTGTGCTTTGTGGTGTTGGGATAAATCCTGCACCTGTTGTCTGATCATTATCAGCAGCGCGCAGCCATTGACGAGCATCCTGATCATCAAAAACATTAGCCTTCAATGTGTTTTCCAAGTAGTTGCGCTTTGTTAGCTCAATTCTTGGCTTAGTGTAATAACTTGCTGTAACAGTAGGGCGAGCAGCCTCGACAGCCGCAGCTTCTACTGATGGTGTTGCTTCGACTGGTGTGGTATCTTCCACGACTGGAGTCTCGCTTTCTGTAGTTGGATTTTCTTCAACAGGGATAACTTCCTCTGCTGCTATCTCTAATACTTGAGCAGACTTAAAGGCTGGCTCTGACACTAGAGAAACTTCTTTTAATTTTGCTGCTGTGACAAAAGTAAAACCGTCTCTTGATGGTTTTGACTCTGTGATTTCTGCACCAATTGACAGCCCACTGACTAATCCTTCGCTTGCCATTATCATGGCGTCTGTGCCAGCCTGACTGCGACTTAACTTAAAAGTTGCATAAATGCCATCTTCTTTTTCTTCGTAATCTGTCATGCGACCCACAGGTTTTGATGTGTCATGCTGTGCTAACAATTTAATTTTTGTCGGATCTGCGATAGCAATAGATCCTGCTTCAAAAGCGTAAGAACCAAGATTTGTGCTACCAATCTCACCTATGCCGTAAGGCACAATTTTTCCAGAGATTTCTCTGCGTTCTTCTGAGCACTGAATTGATGATGCTTCTATGTATAGAGTTTCCATTAGCTGCCATTCCCGTTAGGTGAAAGATCTTCCATTTCCATTGCTTGTTCAGTTGTAATCAGACCCAGTGCAAGCATCTTCTCAAGTACAAGAAGTCTTTCCATTGGTTCAGTTCTTAGGAAATTATCGTCTAAACAAAATTTTACATAATGTCCAGCTGTGGACACATCATCCATGCTAAGCCTCGACTCGACCGCGGATACATAAGGCTGCAAAGTTAGCGCGACCATCTGCTTCCTCTCGTCTTGGACATTGGCATAAGTCATTGTTGTATTTTGTGAAGCAGATACATAATAAGGATCTACAGAACACAATCTTGCACATTCAGTAGCAAGGTTCTGAATTGCATCGTTGTAAGCCATGTCCTTCGGACTAAAACCAGTAGTTTGGTAATCAAGAGTAGAAGTAAGATAAGCAGTGCCGTTATTTTGACGAGCACGCTTCCAAGCAGCTAAAAGACCAGTTACTTCAGCAGGTGGAAGGTCAGCTCCAGAATTTTTCAAGAAGCCAGTCGCAGATGGTGTTTCCAATGCAATACTAGCTGCTCGCTGTGCATTAAGAGCCGCTCTTATAGTTGATGCGCCGACTGCTAAAATGCCTTCATCTTTTTGGAAAGTGATTAAAGATCCAAGACCCGACATAGGTACAGGTTTTCCATCAACATAATACTGTGTCACATAATTATTCATTGCATCTGTGTTAAATGTAACGCGATTGTTAGCAACCCATTGCGCATTAGCCATGCGCTGATCTTCTAGATAGGTTTCTGTTATCTGCCAGTACGCATTACCATACATCAATAAAGAATCAAGTGTAAAGTAAAGAGTCTCAAATCTTGGCTGAGATCTAGAAGGTTGCTCTATCCATCGCGGCGGAGCAACCATTTCTCCAGTAGATTTTTTGTAATACTCAAGTGGGATGCTGGCAATAGTTCCACAAATCAAATCGCGACATCTTTTAATTGCAGGTACACCAAGAGCTTCTACTCTGGAGATGCTAACTGGAAATACATTGTTAAAAGTGTAAAAATTGTCAGTCATTATTTGAGGCGCGTTTTGCGCTTCAAGAATCTGTGGCTTACGCGAGAAGATACCCATAGACAGAAATTGTAGCATTTGTCAAGAGATTAGACAATGTGATAGGGCGTGTCTAACTATAGATTTGAGGTTTAGGTGCAGGAAGCATTAACTTGGAAACGACCATAGCCAAGCCAATTGGAGCCGAGATGTCTCCTGCCGACTTGCGCTTAATTATGCGCCACGCGCTGTCATTGACCTTAGCTGCACAGTTATTCATCTGCTGGATCAATTCTTCTTGCCCGTTGTGGACTACGCGAGCATTGACTAAGCCTTCTAATAGATCACCACAGGCTTTGTAGAATTGTTGACCTGAGACATCCTCGCACATAACTCCAGACTGAGTTAGGCGATCGGCAATACTTTGAGTTGCGTATTTATCAAAGCAGACTAGTCGAGGTCGGTAGATGTCACACCATGACTTTATACTTGCCGCCATCTTTAGCTCATCGATAGCGACCTGAGAGCTGTAAGTCTCTAGGATTCCGATGCCAATCCTTCCGTCTGGAAGAAGTTGTCCTGCGACCAGTGATGCGTTCCTTCTAGAAGGACTGACATCGAAACCAAATACAGTATAAGCCCCCACAGTCATTTGAAGAGTGTTATCGGATGTTTCTTCGAGAACGCCATGAGGCCAAGGTGATTGCAGGCTATCGATCCACTGGCACAAGGTTTCTGTGCGAGTCTGCTCAATAGGGTTAGTAGCAATAGCTTCCTCAATAGATTCCTTGGTGATAGTAAATGACAAGGCGGGATTACTTGGCGCAACAGCATCGCGCCAGAAAGAATCTAGCGTAATGTCGATCTTGCAATATTGTGGCGCAGAATACTCATAGTAACCAAAAGTCTCTGGCGGATAATCTTTAGCCCTTTCTACAAGTCCGTTAAGCACTGAACTAAAATGGTCTCCGGCATTTGACGTCAAAAATGTCTGGGAGTTGGCGCGGGCGCGAGTGACCGGCACAGCAGCTTTATACCCGTCTTCTGAGATTTCTCGGATTTCATCGATCCATAAGAAGTCAGCAGTGCGACCTCTGGGCGATGATGAGTTATCTGAGATGACATCTAACGTTGCTCCATTGAGCAGCTCTATTCTTTCGCCACCATTGGCATAACGGATCGCCTTAGTCATAGCCTTTAATTCTGGAGTGCTCTCAATAGTCCAAGCAATCTCTCGAAAGAGCATTAAAGAGGTTGCTCTGTTAGCAGACATGATTATGAGCTTCTTTTCTCCGCCATAAAACATTCCCCAGATAACCCTGACTCTGCCTAAAAAACTTTTGCCATTCTGCCTTGAAATTAATAAAAGTGCAGTCTTGATCCTGTATTGATTTTTCTTATCGACCATAAGCATCTGATTAAGCACATGCTTCTGGTAAGGCATAAGCGGATCCATCTTTAGACGATCAATCATGTCTAATACTTCACTAGCTCTAGATTTACCTTTTAAGACTGGGCTGTGGACCCTTGGTTCGGTTGCCCCTCGTAGCGGTATTTTGCGTTTGGGTTTATCTGTCATTGAATCGGATCAGGTCTGAGCTTAAAAGGACTGTCTGCCATCTGTTCCGACTTCATCGGGGATATACGGGATGAAAAGACAGGGGGGGTAGCCGTCTGTGCTAAAAAAACGCCCTCTTCCTTGCTTGATTTACGCAGGTTACAATCCCTGCACAACACTTGAAGATTATCTAGATCGTGTGTGCCACCATTCTTACGACTAATGATGTGATCCACTTGTAGATTCTCATCGTTGCCACAGTACCGACAAGTGCGACCATCACGATTAAACACACGCTCTTTGTGCGCCCTGTACCTACGGCTGTTGAGCTTGTCTAATGCCAATTGAATCTCCTAAAGTGATCCAATGCAATGCAAGGCTCACCATATCTGTTGCCTATATATGATAAGCCCCATCGTACCTGTGACCAACCATCTTGGGTACTTAGCCACTCGCTCTTACCTTGTGGTATTCCATAGACTTTGTTAGTACCACTTAGGTTGCCTATTGCAGCTGGATTCCATGCAGACTCAGCACCATAGAGCTTTAACAGACATTGATGCTCTTGATAATTAAAGTCTAATAGATATAAAGCATAAGTCTTATAACTAACATATTCTTTGATTGGTGTAGAACCTGCATTAGGCATAAAGCATAGAGCTATCCCAATACCTGCTAGCACCCCCCGAGCGATCCGCCTCAGCGGCTCGGGGTGAGCCTTTGAGAGGCTCTGCCCTGTCAGGGTACCATCGATGTCAAATCCATTTACATAAGTGCTGGTCAGAGCGGCGTGTCGCATTCGGGTAACTCCTTTGTTAGACCCTGTGGATAACTACTTATCTGTTGAATAGAAGCCCTTGCCGTTAAAATGAATAGCGGTAGCTGTAAAGCCTTTGACCATCGGAGCATTGCAATAAGGACATGGCACTACTGGTCTATTGTCGAATCCATGAGTGACTTCTTGGAATAGATTGCAGGTGACACATCGGTAGTCGTAGGCTGGCAAGTT